AAAATTGATAAACAATTTTTAGGGGCTCGGAGAGTCCTAACAAAAACTCATCTCTTAATGTATTAAAAAATGAATCAAGATGTAAAAATAGAACAAATAAAATATATTCTAACAAAAACTCATCTCTTAATATATTAAAAAATGAATCTAGATGTAAAAATAGAACAAATAACTATATGTTTAAAAATTTATCTAAGAGATAATATATCAAAAAAAATTGAAATTTATATTTGTTGAACCAAATCAATTTCAATGAATTATATATATACACTAATGAACAAAGCACATACAATGACAACGAACGATAATCAAGGTAATCAGATGGAGAATTTAGAGTCTAATTGGGATGAAAAAGCGTTTTCTTTTGATGATATGAATTTAAAAGAAGACTTATTAAGAGGAATTTATGCTTATGGTTTTGAAAAACCATCTGAAATTCAACAACAAGCAATTAAACCTGTTCTTATGGGAAGAGATGTAATTGCTCAAGCACGTTCTGGTACTGGTAAAACCGGAACTTTTGGAATTGGAGTATTAGAAAATATTGATACGACAATTAATGTACCACAGGCATTAATATTAGCACCAACAAGAGAATTAGTTGACCAAATTACTAAAGTAATCAGTAGTATTGGTACTTTTCTTAATGTAAGGGTTGAAGGTTTTGTTGGTGGAAAATCAACACGTGACGATATAATCAAACTTAAAAAGGGTATTCATGTTGCTGTTGGAACACCTGGAAGAATTTATGATATGATTGAAAAGGGATTTTTAAAAGTTGATCAAATGAGAATGTTTGTAATGGATGAAGCCGATGAAATGTTATCAAAGGGATTTATTGAACAAGTTCAAAAAATTTTCATTAAACTTGATGAAAATGTTCAAGTTGCCTTATTTTCTGCAACACTTACAGATGAAGTAAAGGATATTATTAAACAATTAATGAAAGATCCCATTAAAATTTATATTCCTCTTCATGAACAAACTCTTGATGGTATTCCACAATATTATGTTAAATTAGAAGATAGTCAAAAAATTGATGTTGTCAAAGATTTATATTCTACATTAACCATTGGAACCACAATTATATTTTGCAATAGTATTAGAACTGTTGATACTGTTTCAAATAAATTAATTCAAGATAATTTTTCTGTTAGTACAATTCATGGAAATATGTCTCAAGAAGAAAGAGAAGAAAAATTAAGACTACTTAGAGTAGGTTCAACAAGATTATTGGTTACAACTGATATTCTAGCCAGAGGAATTGATGTTCAACAATTATCAATGGTTGTAAATTATGATTTACCTCATGAACCTGAAACCTATATCCATAGAATTGGTAGATGTGGAAGATTTGGAAGAAAAGGTATTGCGATTAATTTTGCAAATTCTAGAGATTTCGGTAAAATTGATTTTATCGAAAAACATTATGAAACTAGAATTAATGAACTTCCTGGAGATTTAAATCGATTGACCAAGTAATTTTATTGTAATATTTTTTATTTAATATTTTATAATTTTTAATAGTATTATAAATTTGTATAAGTTTCTCCATTTAATACATTAACATTAGTATAACCTTGAGACTTTAATTTTTCTGCTGCTCTACCAGCTCTCATACCACTACGGCAATAAATTAATATTTTTAATGATTTGTTTGGATATTTAGGATAAAATTCTTTTCAACTTTATCAACTGGAATATGAACTGCATTTGAATGATGACCTTGATTCCATTCTTCATCTGTTCTAACATCTAATATTATATCAAAATATTTATCTCCAATTAATTTTTTTGCCTCTGATGAATTGATTCCGTTTGAATTTCCCATATTTATAATATATATTATCAATATTATTATAAATATTTTTATATATCATAAAAAATATATAAAATTAATATTAGTGTTAAACAGATTACAAAATTAAATAATGAGCTTAAGTTAAAATAAATGTACTTTATATAAATATTTTATTATATATTATACAATAAAATATTATTATATATAATGGGTGGAGGATTAATGGGTTTAATTATTGGTGGTGAAACAGAACATAAAGAAAAAAAATTTATTTCAACATTTAAAAAAAATAAATCGAATAAAGATTTATTTCCAAATTTAAATAAAATAAAAATACATAAAAATCCATCTATGATAATTGATTTATTTATGATTAAATTTATAGATATACCTGATAAAATGCTTTCAAAATGGAAAAATGGTAAATATAGTAAGCAATTTTATTTAAATTTGGATAATACTTTTTTTAAATGTTCATCAAATTTCATTAGTGAAATAAATATGAATTTAATTGGATTAACTAAAATTGATTGTTCATCAAACTTTATTATAAATATTGATAAATTACCAGATGAATTAGAATGGTTAAATTGTTCACATAATAAAATATCCAATATAAATATTACATCCCAAAAATTATTATGGTTAGATTGTTCAGATAATAAAATATCAAATATAAATAATTTACCAATAGGAATAAAATACTTAAAATGTAGTTATAATTATATCAATAATTTAGATTATCTTCCTTCATCACTTGAATATTTAGATTGTTCGTGTAATCATGATAATTTATGTTCATTAGATAATTTACCTTCAAATTTAATTTATTTAATGTCAATTAGAAATAATATTACATCTTGTGATAATTTACCAAAATCACTTAAATTTTTATGTATATATCTAAATGATTTAGAAGAATTTAAAAATATACCACAAAATTTAAATTTTATTGATTTAAGTAGAAATAAGTTTGATTCAGATAAAGTAATTAATTTAAAAAAATATTTTGAAAAAAAAAATATAAATGTGTTAATAGAAAATTGTTATCAATCATAAAATAATGAAATTAAAATAATATAAATATTATCAATAAATACATAATAAATATGACAATAGAAATTAAAGACAATAAATTTCAAATATTAAGATATGAAGGTTTTGGATATGTACAAAATATTTGCAATTATGACAAGAATATTTTTAACCTTAAAATATCTTATCAACCTAATGGGTTAGAGGGAGGAAATTGTAAAACAATATATGATTTTGAAGTAATTAAAAAAGATAATAAGAATTTAACATCTATTATAGAATATATTGAAGATTATTCTAATTATAAAAATCATTCTTACTATGAATACAATTCAAATCAAAACAATGTGATAATATTAAATAAAAAATTAGATGAAAACAAAAATACAAAAAAGTGTATAATTTTGTAAAAAAATTTTTATAATTAAATGTGTTTAAATATAAATTTATATTTATTAAATATCTTATATAATGGATTTTAGATATTTAGTTGAAGCTAAAAATGAATTCAATAATTTTTTATGTGGAATTCTTACACCACATTTATATCACGGAATTAAAGGAATGTTAAAATATTCTGAAAATGTTTATAATCAAATTGAATTAAAAAATAAAAAAGGTGCCAAAATAGCAAATCCTGGGATTATTGGAATTTTTAAAAAAACTTTAGAAGGTATTTCAAACCTAAATAATCATGAAATTGAAGAAGAATACTTAAGAATAAAAAATTCATCTGGATGTGTTGATTGGTTTGATAATATGGTTAGAGCAGCATTTAAATCTTATGTTTTATTTTTAACTTGGGATCCCAAAACTTCTAATTCAAAATATTCAGATAATTCAATTTATGATTCAATTGTAATTAAAGATTATATTCATAAATGTTATGTTATTTCTTGTAATTATTTTAGGGATAATCCAGAATTATTTATTAACAAAAATTCAAAAAAAGAAATTTTTGATATACTTAAAATGTGTATTGAATTGAGTATTAAGAAATCTCTTCCATTTAATCAAATTATTAATGAATATTTAAATGTTGAATTTGATAAAATTAATAATGTTAATTCAAGAGAAATTGAAAATATTAAATCAATGGTTTTTACTATGATGAATAATAAAAAATATGGTATTAGACCTGAAGTTAATAATTTAATTATAGAAGAAACTGGAGAAGATGATTATGTTAATTTGGAAGATCCCGAATATAAAAAAACACAATTAGAAAATTTTATTAATCAAGAAAAAATTAAACAACAAAATGAATATTATGAAGGAACTAATCATAATTTAAATAAACAAAATGATGTATCGTCTGAATTATCTGATGATATTTCAAGTGAATCAGCTAATTCAACTAAATCAGCTAAATCAGCTAAATCATATGGTTCTAATAGAAGTATAATTGATTCAACAACATCTAATAATTCTTCTAATAATAATTTAAATCATAAAACTAAACATATTTCACAAGAAACTACCCCAACAAATAATAAATCTGAAACTAGTACAAATGAATCAACAACTTTACTATCAAGAGCTAGTGCCAAAAGCAAAGAAATTGATAATATCATTGGGGGGTCTGGAACATCATTCCAAACAAATGAACAAACAAATGAACAAACAAATACAAACACAAATACAAATACAAACACAAATGAAACCAATAATAAAACAAGTATTGTTGAAATATTAACATCCCCGCCAGCTATTAGACAAAAAAAAGAAGATAGATTAAATGATTTATTTGAATTGGGTAAAAAAATTTCAAATAAACAAAAAAAAAATATTAAAATCACAAGAAGTAAAAACAATATAATGTCAGAAAAATTTGATACTGTCGAAAGCTTTTACCAAGATATGATAAATTCAAAATAAATATGATAAATTCAAAATAAATATGATAAATTCAAAATAAATATATAAACAAAATATATAGATGGAAATTAATAATAAAAAAGAATTTATTTTGGAAATTAAAAAATTTGATTTGGAATCTTTAAATATAAATATAAATATTAATGATCCTAAAATTATTATGATTGCAAAAAGACAATCTGGAAGAACTTGGTTAATTAAAGATTCAAATAAACAAATTAATTTATTAGATAATCAAAATGATAAAAATATAAATTAATTTGTTTAAATTAAAAAATAACATCTTATTATATATAAATAAAATAAGATGGATTATCAAGATTTTAAATCATTCTATCAATCAAATATATTATTATTTATTATTTTATTATTTGTTTTAGTTTACATTTTTATGAATTGGAATTTAATATCAAATGGAAAATATTTTGAAGGTGATTATATTAAAACAATTTTAATTACCGGTATTATTTTTTTAATTTTACATATGTTTATAACTTGGGATGATAATAATGAGCAAACTAAACTAAATGAAGATGAAATAATTATTCCAAAATATAAATTCCAAAGTGGGATAGAAAATAATTCAACTAAAAATAATTTAATTCCTATTAATACAGGATTTAATAATAATCAAGTTATTCAAAATCCCCAATCAAATCCAAATCAATATATACCTGAATCAAAACCAGTTATACCTGAACCAAAACCATTTGTACAAGATACACAATCTTTAAATAATAAATATAAAGTAGTAAATAAATTTAATCCAAATCCTATTCCCAATCAAAATTATAATATAAATCAAAACCTTAATCACACAGCAAAAATGGAAAATTTTATAAATAATTATAGCAATGGTGATCCTAAATTAAGTAATCAAAATATATTTATATCACATAAGAATTCATCAAAATACGGATTAAAATTTTAATAAAAATATTTTTTATTAATATATATAAACGATAATGACAAATGCAAATACTAAAGATGTAAAAGTTGGAGGAAATATGAGTTTGCCTATAAAAGAATTTCAACTTGAATCAATGTGTGAAAATCCTGCAATAGTTATGATTGCGAAAAGAGCAAGTGGTAAATCTTGGGTTTGTAGGTCTATTTTAAAACATTTTAGAGATATACCAGTTGGAATTATAATTGCTCCTACTGAAAAAATGGCAAGTCCTCCTTTTTATTCTGATTTTTTCCCAGATACTTATATCCATTATGAATATCGTAGTGAAATTATAGAAAAATTACTATATAGACAAGATACTATGATTGAAAAAATGAAAGAAAAAGAAAAAGAAGGAAAAAATGTAGATCCCAGAGGATTTATTTTAATGGATGATTGTTTAAGTAAAAAAGGTAGTTGGATGAAAGATCAACCAATTATGGAATTATTATTTAATGGAAGACATTATAGACTTATGTATATGTTAACTATGCAATTTCCTTTGGGTATTACTCCAGAACTTAGATGCAATTTTGATTATATTTTTTTATTAAATGAAGACTTTTATTCAAATCTTAAAAGATTATATGATCATTATGCTGGTATGTTTCCTACTTTTGATGCTTTTAGACAAGTATTTAAAGATATTACAGCAGATTTTGGAGCAATGGTTATAGTTAATCGTGGTGCTAGATCTAGTTTCTTGGAAAAAATTTTTTGGTATAAAGCAAAAAATGATAGTTTAGATAAGATGATTGGGTGTGATCAATTTGTTAATTATCATAAAAAAAATTTTGATGAAAATTGGAGAAAAAAAAAGAAACAGGTTGATATTATGGATATTTGTGTTAAGAAGAAAGGTAATGCTAAACCAATTATGGTTGATAAAATTAAAAAAAATGATGATGATGAATTTTAATATTAAAATTTTTTTTATTGTAAATTTTATTTAGTACATTGATTTTTTAAAACATTTATCACATAATCCTTTCCAAGCACATATATTAGGCAAATCTTTATATTTGGTTAATGTTTTATAAGATTTTTTTACTTGGATTTTACAACTGGAACATTTAAAATATATTGGAGTTGTATTTTTTACATTGGTATATTCTCCTATTATTTGAATTTTATATTGGGTACAAAATTCAATCAACTCATTTGAATAATTAATACTCATTATGGTATTATTATATAGTATTATTACCATATGATATTTTTATTTCACTTTTTCACTTTTCACTTTTTGTTTATAAAATATATCTTTAAAATTTTATTGATTAAAAATAATATAAAAATAAAATATTTTAATTATTGGATTTCTAAAGAAATTTTTTTATTTTTCAACTCTCTCTCAAATTTTATTATAAAAATACAAAAAGTTATAAGAAGACTATTTACAAATATTGTCTAAATAAATATAAAAAACAAAAAGTATATATGTAAGCAATTTGACCCAAAATGTTACACCAACCAGATGACCCAAAATGACCCAAAAATAGCCCAAAATAGCCAAAAACCTAAGTCAAAAATAGCCCAAAACCAATCATAATATTATTTTACACATATAAAAGTATATTTGTTAAATAATTTTATTATTTTTAACATTTTTTTTCAAAATATAACTATGAAACCAAAAATAAAATTATTAATTATACAAATGTATATATGTGATAAATTTCACCAAAAATAACCAAAAAAGCACCAAAAAAAAATTTATACACCAAAATTTCACCAAATATTTTACCAAATATTTTAATTAAGAAACTTAATTACTTTGACCCAAAAATGACCCAAAAATAGCCAAAAATATATTATAAAACAATTTAAACAAATAAAATATATATTAAAATTAATATTGTGACAGAGTATATTTGTCCAGATTGTTTAAAAAATTTTTCAAATAGTAAATCTCATTTTGAAAGACATAGAAATAAAAAAAAACCTTGTGGATTAAAAGCACCAAAATTTCACCAAAATTCACCAATTTGTATAGAAATAAAAGATAAAGAAATTAAACCTGATGAAATTAAACCGAATGAAATTAAACCTGATGAAATTAAACCTGATGAAATTAAACCGAATGAAATTAATCCAGATGAAAAAGAACATTTGTGTGAATATTGTTATAAAATTTTTTCAAGAAAATTTTGTTTAGAAAGACATTTGGTTAATAGATGTAAACAAAAAAATAAATTTATTACATCTTTTTCGGTGAAATTCGGGACATTTTTATAAAAATATAATTAAATTAATTTA